CGTGCATCAACACTTTGCCGATAAGCGTTTAGGTTCCGATCAAGGGTCGGACCGTGAGTTCTTTGAAGTTACCAAAGAAGAAGCTATTGAAGCAATTATGTTTATTGCTAATGATTTTTATAATGGAGAACCTACATTCTACTAGAATTTGCGTGGCAACTTCGTGCGCGTGCGCGGCGCGGTAAAACTTTTTTATAAAACAGTTGTATCTTAGAGAATTATTTCTTAACTTAAATATAAATAAAATATATAATATAAATTAATATATTATAAAAAGAATAATACTTAGTAAGTAATTATGAAAAACAAGAGTTTATTTCAAGAAAAAGTTACTCGTTTAGAGTCTACTTTAAATGTAATAGGGCGTGCTATATCTCTAAATGATCGAGAACAAGCTTACGAAAATATCGAAAAAGCTAAGAGTACATTATCCGATATGCAAGCTATGCTTAATCGAGAAGAAGAATACTACCGTTAATCTATGTTACAAGCAGAACAAATCTTCGAAAACTTTGATCTACACCAACAAATCATCAAGTCCGAACTTGGTGACCGTGCCGATCAAGTACTTTCTATGATTGAAGCCCTTGGAGAAAACTATGTCATGTCTCCTGCAAGCGGTAAATCATGGTATCATAATGCATTCCCTGGAGGATATGTAGAACATGTCAACCGAGTAGTGGAGTGTGCTATTAAAACTATGAGATTCTGGGAGTCTATGGGAGCTACTATTGATTTTACCCGTGAAGAGCTTGTTTTTGCCGCTCTTTTCCATGATCTAGGTAAGATTGGTGACGGAGAAGGTGTAGGCTACCTTGAGCAAACTGATAACTGGCGTAGAGATAAGATGAATGAGATGTATGTACCTAATCCCGACCTTGACTTCATGCTTATCCCTGACCGATCACTGTTTATCCTTCAGAAATTTGGAATTTCCATGAGTCAGAAAGAGTTTTTAGGTATTAGGCTACATGACGGTGTGTTTGACGACGCTAATAAAGCATACTTCTTTAGCTACAACCCAGACTCACGCATGAAAACTAACATCGTTAACATCCTACACTCAGCAGACTTTATGGCTTCTAAGATTGAATACGATATTTGGAAGCGCGATGGCGGATCAACTAAAGCAAACACTCAAAAGACTAAAGCCTCAAACGGGACCACAGTAAAGTCCTCAGAAGGCCTTAGTAATTTCATAAAAAATATCTAAAAATGTTGGTTTTATCAATTATTTTAGCTATATTAGCAATTATCCTTGGCTTCTTTACTTGGAATCTTATGAAGAAAGTAGAGAGGTACGAGGATATTGCACAATATCAACAAAACTATATCGATAATCTCTCAACCATTATCGGTGAATCAGAAAAAAGGTTACAAGAAGTTGATCAAAAAGGTACTTTCCAGTCGGATGACGAGGTAGGTTTCTTTTTCAACACAATTAAAGAGATTCAGAGAGTGCTCGATCAGTTCAACCTAAAGTAACCTATGGGTAGAAAAAAGAGCAAAGCTAATTACTTCACTCAAGAAACAGAAGATGCAATAGTTGCTTATAATAACTCAACGGACATGGTTTTTAGGGATAGGATCTTTACTGATAAGATCTATTTTCCTTTTTATAAGCTAGTTGAAAACATTATACATACTTTCAAATTCTATTATACAGATGTTGACGATCTCGAGGATTTAAAACTTGAGGTCGTTTCCCTGTTAGTTGAAGAAAAAATGCATATGTTTGATCCTACTAGAGGAGCAAAAGCATATTCATACTTTGGTACGATTGTTAAGCGTCATCTTATTAATTATAATAATAAAAACTATAAACGTCTTAAGCAGCTAACACCTGTGGACGTATGGGAAGGATCTTATGATTTAGATACTCCTGAGGTTCGTCCTTATGCAATAAGTTTGAAAGAAGTATTTAATATGTACATTGAACGTACATACGATAAACTCGATGAACTTTTCCCTAAAGACTCTGATAGACAAATCGCCGATGCTGTGTTAACGTTATTTGAAAAACGCTACGACTTAGAAATCTTTAAAAAGAAAGCCCTATACATTTATATCAGAGAAATGACAGGTACCGAAACACCTTACTTAACTAAAGTTATTAACGTTCTTAAAGAAGAATTTTACACTCTGTATAGAGATTTAGATGATAAAGGTTTAATTGACTTAAAAAAGACCTGATTCTATTTATAAAAGAAAAGGTATGGGTCTTGATAAAAAATTATTTAAAGAAAAGACTTTCTCCGATGTACTAGAAGAGATCTACAGTAATTCTAAAAAGAAAGAAAAGCAGATCAACACTTTAATCGGAGAACTTAAACCTCTTATAGAAAACATAGGAGACGCTACTCTTGTTGTTCCTATGATTGCTAACTACTTAGAAATCGGTGTTAAGAACGATAAGCATCTTATCGATATGCTCGCTGTTGTACAGCGTATGGAGAATGCTTCTAAGAACGGAGACACTGCTGGATTTGAATTAGGCGCTGAAGAGCTTGCTCAAATCTTAGAACAAATGGACGAAGCTATAGACGAAGCTAACAAATAAAAATAATGGGTAAAGAGACAAATACATCGCTATTCTCTGCCCAAGGGAGTGCTCAAAGATCTACAAGTAAAGGAGGTTTTGGTGGTTTTTTTGCTATCGTACAAGATACGTACCATACTAATCCTGAACTACCTATAGGGCTTATAAGCTTTCGTCCAATCAATTCAAACCCAAAAGGCACTAGCGGAAACGCATTCCCATTCTATCAGATAATAAAATCTGTACCTCTGAAAGGAGAGATAGTACTCATAGTACCAGGCCCTGATGCTGTAATGCTAGGTAAGAATAAGAGCAAGGACTATTACATGCCTGCTCTAAATATGTGGAATCACCCACAACACGGTGCAACAGCAATTGACGGTGCCCCAGCACTAGATCAACACTTTAAAGAGACCCCTGATTTAAACCCTATGTTCCCATTTCCGGGCGACGTAGTGCTTGAAGGGAGAAAAGGTCAAAGCATAAGATTCTCAGAAAACCTTCCAGGAACTCCCTGGTCAAGTACTTCTAAAAATAATCCGACTATTGCGATTGTTAGCGGGCAATACTCTCCTGTAGAAGAACCTTCTTTTATCTTAGAGGACATAAATAAGGACGCTTCATCAATCTACTTATTAGGTAATCAATCTATACCGCTAGAAGTAAATAAGAGTTGGAAACGAGGGCATCTTAAGTCCAGTTACCCTGATAGCTTACTTCCTATCGACGGATACAGCTATACCGGAGATCAGATAGTAATTAATAGCGGTAGATTATACCTTAACGCTAAGACGGAGCATATACTTCTTTCTGCTAATAAGATCGTAGGTTTACTTGGCGACCGTGTTCATTTAGATGCTGAGCAAGCTATTCATTTTGATGCACCTATACTAAGGCTTACTGGGGAGAGTCTTGACCCTAAATTAAACCAACGCGCAATTAAAGGAGATGACCTGGTAGAGGAGTTAACACGCTTATATAAACGGATTGATGAACTAACTGGTACATTAAGTATCGCACTGACTGCTTTAAACCTCCCAGCAGATAAAGCATTAGAACTGAAAAGTTTTACTAGTGCAGAGAAACGCGGCAATCTAGAACAAAAACTTTTGTCTAATAGAGTATTCTTATCGTAAACATGGGCGCACTTCAAGACATATTAGATTCCATAGAGCCTTGTGACACTCGTAACTTTATTCAGATATTAAACGAGCAAGTAACTAAAGCAATTATTGAAGCTAAGCAAAAGGCATGTGACCGTGTAGCAGAAGTACTCGATAATTACGGAATAGAAGATTTTCAACCTTGTGAATTTATCACAGAAGAATTTTTAGAACAAGTAACAGGAGGAGAAAGTATACTAGCTCTTGAAAACATATTAGAAAATCAAGGCTATCCCCCTCACCTAATTAAGTTTATTTCTAAAGGACCGGACAAACTTATAACTAAAGAATATCAGGACGTATTAGTATGGACCTCTCCTCTAACAGGAATACAAGTACATAACAATACTGCTCAGTATATTAAAGACCTTAGACAGCCAAATAATCCAGAAGCTCTAAGTGAAAGCAAAAGACAGGAAGTACAAGGTTACTATACCGAACAAGGTATTACAAATATCACTCAGTATTTTCAAAGCAAGGTAACAGAGTATATTTCAAGCAAATTGAAATGCCCTCCTGTAGAAGTTGTAGAAAAACTACTGACAATTGCTCAAAATTTAACTACGTTCTTAAATAAAGCTCAACAAGCGTTAGCTAAAATTGCAGAAGTTGCTAGAATAGTTTCTGGGATTGTCAATGTTTTTAACAATACGGTACCTTTATTAAAGAAGGCAGTACTTGCATTAGATCTAGTAGGAATCCCGACTCTTGCGGCTATACCGGTCATAGGAGGGTTAGCTGCAATACTAGCAAACCTTAACAGAATTTTAAGTAATTTTTTAAATAAATTTAGTGATCAAATTAAAAGCTTAGCTGAAGCATTATGTGCTACTACGGCAGTTATAACCTTTGCAAGCGCTGGAATGACATTAGCATATGCTTTTATACAAATGATTGAAGAACTACTACGCGGATGTATTGCAAAAGAAGATCAGGAAGATATACAGCTTCTTAGTCGACTTACTCCGAATGCATTTAACTTACGTCAATCAATACCTTATCGCGGGTATGAGATTGAAGTTAGAACAGATACAGAAGACACAGCAGTACCTCGTCGATTTGCAGTTGCTCTTGATCCATCCGGAGTAGTAGTACTACAGGGTCCAAAGTCCTACAGTTCTTCTACAAAAGTACTTATTGAAGAACTTAAATTTAGAATTGACAACCAATTAGGTTAAAACTATTTATAACTATGAAAGCTAGTGATTTTAAAAATATTATTAAGGAAGCTGTAAGAGAAGCAATTCGCGAAGAACTGTTTGAAGCTAAAAGCAATACTTTACCATCTCCTGAACCTCTTAAGCAAGAATCTGCTGCTTTTAAGAGAACGGGTAATAGTATTGCAGATATGTTAGCAGAGACAAGAGCAACTATGACTTCTGATGACTACCGTAATATAATGGGAGCAGATAGCTCTATGGCACAAAGTTTTGACAGAAGTATGTTTATGCCAAAGCAAAATATCAAACCGACCTCAGATGATCCAAGAGCAGTTCAAGCAGCAGTTGCTTCAGCACCAAAAGTAGGTATTGATATATCACAACTTTCCTTTGTTAATAAAGCAGCTGCAATTGTAAATGCAGCAGATAAGAAGCAGAAAGAGAAGAATGGCTTATAAGGTTCAAAGAATTAACCCGCTAGATCTACAGCCAAGAAAAGCAGTAGGAGTAGCTTTACCTTTTTCAGGTAGAGCTGTTTTTAATTCTACATATACATCTAAAGATGCTGTTAAAGCAAATCTTATTAATTTCTTTCTGACTGGAAAAAATGAACGGGTATTTAATGTTGAATTTGGAGCTGGACTACGCAACCAGTTATTTGAAAATATAACATCTGAAAATATTGAACAACTTCGATTAAATATCTTAGAAAGTTTAAAATTATATTTTCCAAGAGTTATAGTCAATAAATTAGAACTAACAGCTACCCCAGATAAAAATATAATCAACTTCTCATTGAAGTATGCAGTAAGTCAGACTAACATTCAAGACGAACTGTCAATTAACTTTGAACAATAATGGCACAGCAAAGAGAAATACAGTACTCAAATAAGACGTTTGTCGACTTCCGTCAGCAGCTAGTAGATTACGCAAAAAACTACTTCCCTGACACCTACAATGATTTCTCGCCGACGTCACCAGGTATGATGTTTATGGAGATGGCTGCTTATGTAGGAGATGTGCTTTCTTTCTATCAAGATATACAGCTTCAAGAAACATTCTTACAATACGCTCAAGAACCTGCGAACCTATACAGTTTAGCGTACATGATGGGTTATCGCCCTAAGGTATCAACAGCAGCAACAGTAGTTCTCGATATGTATCAAGAAGTTAGAGCAACCACAAATGCTAATGACGAGTATATACCAGACTATACGTATGCTGCAACCGTAGACACTAATGCAGTTATACAAAGCCAGACCTCACCAAAAGTTAATTTCTTAACACAGGAAAAAGTTAACTTCGGGTTTTCAAGCTCACTAGATCCTACAGAAGTAAGTGTGTACAGTACTGCTGGTACAGATATAACCTACTTCCTTCTTAAGAAGCAAGTAAAAGCTATTTCTGCAGAAATAAAAGAAATCGATTACGAAATCTCAGAATACGAGAGATTTAAAACAATAACAATCTCAGACACCAATATATTAGGTGTTTTAGAAATCTCAGGAAGTAATAGTGAAGTCTGGACAGAAGTACCTTACTTAGCACAGGACACAGTATTTACAGAAGCAGTTAATCCTAACAGCGATAGTAATTTAGCTCCGTATATACTATCATTACAAAAAGTTCCTAGACGATTCGTAACAAGATTTACATCTACAGGTGATCTTCAAATACAATTCGGTGCAGGACAAGAGGACACAGATGATTCAGTAATCACCCCGGACCCTACTAATGTAGGTTTAGGAGACCAGACCGTAGGTATCTCAGCAATAGATAAAGCCTATGATCCTTCTAACTTTATGTTTACAGGAGCATACGGTGTAGCTCCAACTTCCAACATACATATTAAATACCTAGTAGGAGGAGGCGTCGAAGCTAACGTTCCTGCAGGTACTCTTAATACAATTCTATCTAAAAGCTCAACCGCATCTGTATCTGGAGACGAAAATAATCTCACAGTTAATAATCCCGAACCAGCAACTGGCGGTAAAGACGGAGATACTACTGAAGAACTACGTCAGAATTCCTTAAGAGCTTTCTCAGAACAACTTAGAACAGTTACAAAAGAAGACTATACGATTAGAGCTCTCTCTATGCCACCTAAATTTGGAAGCATAAGTAAAGTGTATGTAACTCAAGACCAATTACAATCGACAAAGAGTACTGTAGATGCTATAGTTGATAGTAATCCGCTCTCTCTATCAATGTACATCCTAACATACGACCAAGAGAAAAAACTAACCGTAGCTACGTCTACAGTTAAACAAAACTTAGAGACGTATTTATCTCAATATAAAATGCTGACTGATGCAGTAAATATTAAAGATGCATTTATTGTTAACATAGGTATTAAATACGACATTATACTACGTCCATCAGCAACCGGTCGAGATGTACTAACTAAATGTACTGAAGCTCTTCAAGACTATTTTGATATCACTAAAAGAAGTATTAATCAGTCAATTAATATATCTAAACTGTATACATTATTAGATAGAGTTAAAGGAGTACAGACAGTTCAAAACATTGAGATTGTTAATAAAGTAGGTGATAGCTACTCGGAATACGCTTACGATATCCCAGGCGCTACTCGCAATAATATTATCTACCCTTCTTATGATCCGTGTATCTTTGAAGTAAAGTACCCAAATACAGATATCGAAGGTCGCATAACTACCTTGTAAAATATTTATTAAGAAACATGGCTGTCTACAGAATATTCCCAGAAAAAACTGCAACTCTATACTCTCAGTATCCAGATATGAATACTGGTAGAGACGAAATCTTAGAGCTTGCCTCTTACTATATAGGAGAAACTAGCCATGTTAATAGAAGTTTGATTGCTTTTGATCAAACAGAAATTAATACTGTACTAAACGAATACGTAGCTGTAGATACAGGAGCTGCTACTAACTTTAGCGCCTCTCTCAAGCTATATCTTGCTAGTGCAAATGAAGTGCCAACAAGCTATACTATTGAAGCATATCCTGCATTTGTAACATTAAACGGCCCGACTGACTGGGTAGCAGGTAACGGTAAATACGGAGATACACCTAGAAACTCAAGCGGCGCCTCTTGGATATACTCTCAAGGTACAGGCTCAACAGCCTGGACTGAAGAGCAAGTATCTGGAGAAACTGCAACATACTATTCAAGCAGTGAACCTGGAGGCGGCGCGTGGTGGACCGATACTGGAGGATACGTCTTTAATATGTCTCAATCACACACCGTAGTATCTACTCACGATACGGATATTAACATAACTAACGGCGTACTTGCACACTACGATCAGACTATTGCCAATGCAGGGTTCTTATTAAAGTTAACTAGCAGTTTAGAGTTTAACGCCTACACCAACAACAGGCAGATGTACCTAAGATACTTCTCAGGGCAAACTCATACAATATACCCTCCTTGTTTAGAAATTAAATGGGACGACTCCGAATATAATACAACACTAACAGAGCTTACAGATCCAAATGGTGTTATTAAAATTAAGCACAACAGAGGTGAGTACGTAGACAAGGGTAAGCAGAGATTTGAATTATACGTAAGGCCTAAATACCCTCCTCGTACCTTCGCAACTTCTTCTACATACCTAACTAACTACCGACTGCCGTCAGCTACATATTGGGGCCTACGTGATGAAAACACAGAAGAAATGGTGATTGACTTTGATACTACGTTTACTAAAGTAAGTGCTAGTCCATCAAGCAGCTATTTCGATGTTTATATGGAAGGATTAGAACCTGAAAGATATTACAGAGTACTGTTGAAAACCACAGTAAACGGATCGACTAATATTATTGATGAAGACATAATCTTTAAAGTAGTACGTAATGGCTGAAGAAATTAAACTAAAGAATAATACAGTTCAGCTTAATGAGTTTAATCAAGTT